AGACATTTTGAACGCTCCTATCCTTATTCATCTTACCAATGGCTCGGCAAACCTTAAGGCCTTGCTTCATCAAGAAGCGACCGAACCATCCGCTTTCAACCTTCACGCCCATCTCTTGCGCCATCGCTTTGGACCAAGGCGTCGCAATATGGTACGCCGCGAAGACAACGAACTTGCCAAACAAGTCGTCGCGGCCCATCCAGCGCACGACGTGCTGCGCCCAGCAGGCATATCCCTGATAGGTCTCGGGGCTTTCGCTGACCAGCATCGCGCCGAAGGCTTGGTCCGCTTCGTAGATCTCGGTGGGCATCTTGCCCAGCTCGTGCAGCTTGGTGCAGATGATCTTCCCGCCGCCGCCACCGCCACCGCCGTCGCCGCCAATAGCGCTAGGCGCGTCGGCTGCAGTTCCTGCTGAAGATGCGTCTGCGATAGCCGCAGCCGAATCACCGCTAATGCCTTCGGATGCCATCCCCGCCTGCCCTGCTGCCGCAGCGCCAATCGCGGCGGCTTCCGACGGGCTGGACCCATTAATTGCGGCAGTTGCAGCAGCCTGGCTGGCAGCGCCTATGGCGGCATCAGATAGGCCAGCAGCAGAGGCCGCAGCCGCGGCAGCGGAGGCAGCGGATGCAGCGGCGCCGCCTGTGCCACTAGGTCCGGCCGTGGCGGTGATGCCGTCAGGCGCATTTACGCCCATCGTGTCGGATAAGGACTGAGAAAGCGCTTGTGCGGCCTGGGCCGCCGATTGATTCCCAATCATGCCGATTAAGCCAAGAGGAAGGCCTGTTACCAAACCAGTCAGCCCTAAAGCAATTGAGTTCGGAATGCTAAGACTATTGGGCGAGACAACGCCTTCAGGCGACAAGGATAGACCGCCGAAGCCGGTGCTTACGCTTCCATTAGCGGAAACACCGCTACTGCCAAACCCACCAAAGCCGCCGCTGGTTGGCGATGACCCGATAAGTCCGCCATCGCTTGCGCTGTCTGCGGCGCCAGCGAACAAACCGGTATCGCCAAGAAGACCAGCGTTGTAGCCAAGGCCGGGCGGCATTGAATACAGCATCGGGTTGTAGCCGCCAGTAACGCCAGCGACGGGTGCGCTGTAATACGGCAGTTCCGTCTGGAATTGCCGTATCAACTGCGAATAAATGTCGTCTTCGCCGGTGTAGTACGGTAGTCGTGTTGCCACTTCAAAGCTCCTTGCTCACTACAAACCACTGGGGCCTGTAGCCTTCTTCCTTCATAAAGGTTCGCTCCCAGCCTCTGCGGCCCGAGAACGTTGACCTGCTGCAACCATGACGCTTTGCCCAAGCCTCGACGTATGGTCGCATGACTTTGAGTTCATCGAGGTCGCCGCCGGCCAGAAAGCAATGAAGTTCTTTCAGTCGCGGATAGACAATGATCTCGGTAATTGCCGCGGAGTTCGGAGCCGGCCAGAACTGAAACCGCCCGTCTCGCACACCCTCCGCAATATCCTCAATTCCGTGTGTCCCTCCAGAGTATTCTAATGCCGCCTCTAGGTATTTGGCGCATCTCTGAAACTCTAGTTCATCCATTAACGGCCACCGGCTGCAATCGCCTCCATCCGAGGCACGCCGACACGCCAATCGTCCAGCACCGCCCCGGTGTAGCGCACCTTGACCTGGCGGCCAGAAAAGCGCACATCGGTGGGCTGAGATGCGGTGTACGGGCCGTATGTCGTCTCGGTGGACATCGGGTACTGGCGCACCTTAAAGGAAACCTGTACCTCGCCCAGCGTCTGCTCGTCCGGGATCAACTGGCGCACGCTCATCGTCTGATCGCCGTTGCCCAGCTCAACCGGCCCGGATTCGGCAAAAGGCACCGCCGAATCGTAGGCATAGCCCACCTCGTGCTCGTATATGTATCCGTCAGAAGACACCATCAGCGGATTAGAGAACACACCGCGGTCGGTGCCAGCGGTGCGCGCTAGATCGCCAATCGCCCAATGGTTCTCGCGGTAGTTATATACAACGTAAGAATCATTTTCCGTCGCGGAGGCCGACGGGTAGAACCACCAGATCTCGCCGTACTTGGAATTATTGACCGCGTAGATCTTGCTGGCCTGCGCGTAGTTGATGTCTTGGAAGACAAAATCTGACACGTCGCACGGCAGAGGCTTGACGTATCCGTCATAAATCCAGAACCCGGAGCGCGACATCCAGATCGCGGCCGTCTCAATCGCCGCCACGGCTTGCGAGGAAATCACCCCGCAGGCCGAGCCGACCTTCTCAAACGAGTACACATAGGGTAAACCCACATAGGTCGCCGTATGTACATCCACGTCAGTAAAGATGATCGACAGGCCGCGAATGCGTTTGCCGCACTTGATGTCGCCCACAGTCGTCAGCTCAAAATCGCCGGCCTGGTTATCCGCCGCCGGCGTCCACACCGTATTGTCTTCCTGGTCGCACCAGGCCACCTTACGGGTGTTGCCACCCGCGCCCAGAGCGAAAACGAACCTCTCCGACGTGGTCATTACCGCCTCGTTGCCCGTGGGCGCGTTCGTGATCGCAGCGGCCAGCGTGGGCGTGGAAAAGCCTAGCTGCCACTCGTAGAGCTTGCCGTCAGAGTTGGAGCAACCCACCAGATACTCGCCCCAGGTGTCTAGGCTCCAGGTGGTGGCCGGTGTAAAGCTGCCGGTATCAGGGCGCGCCACGCCGTAAGCATAGGCGCCGTAAGGGCCATAGCCGTAGCCGACCTTGCTCACGCCGTCCGCTGATCCAGCCGTGAAACCTGTCGGGGTGATATCTTTAAGAGTGCCCGCCTCATTCATGGCGTACAGCTTGGAGTGCGTGCCGGCTGCGATCCAACGGTTGCCGCTGTTGTCGCGCCAGTTCAGAAAGCCGCGGCAGGCGCCCGTCATCTGTGAATTGGAACGCTTGCGCCACCCGCCCACCGGGCGCATGGTGCCCTCGTACCAGCGAACGAGAGAGGCGTCGTAATACCGGCCAGCCGACTGATATTCGGTGCCGTTACGATAGACGCCTGGCGGGATCTGCAGCTTGATGTAAGGCATGGTCAGGCCGATCTGTTAGAGACAAAGGTAACAGTCATAATGATAGACGGAGTGGCCGGGATTGCGGGCGTCGATCCGCTAGCCGCAACGGCTGGGAATTGCTCAAGCGAGACGCCTGAATCGCTGACCCGCCACATCATCTCGAAATAATCGCCCTTATCCAGTTGCAGATAAAAGTTCATCGCCGCGATCAGGCGGCTAGCCGAGCCGGTTGATTTGCGCGCCTTGATGCCGAATTGACTGTTTGAGTCAGCGACGTTGACATCATTTTTACGGAACCAGATATCTATCTCTTGGACGTCGTTGGTCGTGTTGATGAACTGCGCACTAAATTGCACGTTATAGACACCATCCTGATCGACCTGAACCCTTGAAGGCAGATCGCCCGTCATGGCGGTGGAGGTGACGGTCTGCGACGCGGAAACCGTGTAAGTTCCAGCGCCGCCCGTCGTGCCCGTCAACTGCGCGACGATCCTCGTGCCGGCCGTGACGCCCGTGCCAGATATCTGCATCGACGGGAAAATAGCGCCAGCGGAAACCGCCGACACTGTCAGCGTCGTGGTGGCAATAGATCCCGTGAATGATGCAGTCCGGGGGTACAGCGAAATGCCATTGCTGTAGTCGGTCGTATTGAATCGGAAGAAGTACGCGACCGCGGTAGATCCGTCAGACTGATCCGTCGAATCCTGAAACGCCCCATAAGGCGTGTTGATGTACTTGCCGCCACGCGGGCTAAAAAGCGCGGCCATTGAATTAACCAACTTGATGAAGAATGTGCGCAGCGCCCCGTTGCTTTGGTCAACAAAGCCGCGGTCGTAGCCTGGCGGCGCCGAGCCGATATCGGGCGGCGCAGGAACTTGAATCTGTTGGTTAAGGTTGGCCATGCTGAATTATCCGACCATCTTCTCGGCGGCGGCACCAACTTCCGCCACCCGCCGGCCCCAGCCCTTGCCAAAGGTTTCCCAGGTCGGCAGCGACTGCATGAAGGCCAAGCGCGTCGCCTGATACTTCTCGACGATATCGGCCGACTCCATCGCCGCCACTTTGCCAAGCGTGCCGGCGCCAATTGCCCCGTCGGGCACAGCGCCCACGGTTTGCTGCAGCCACTTGGCAGCACGGCCTGGCCCGCTGTTAATCGCTGCGTCGAAGACGATGTAGTCCACACCAGTGGGCAGATCGTCGCCGCGTATCTTGTCCCAGTACTTGGTCTTGTACATGGGGCCGACGATCTCAGGCGTCAGCGCACGCATAGCCTTCTCGTCCACCTCGTGGCCAACCCACTCCTCCCAAACGCGCTTGGTTACTCCTAAATTAGTCATCCCCCCGGGATCTTTTGGGTGGTTAACAAAGTTTCCCTCGTGGTGGAGGATGGCAGCCAGTGCGGAGTCAAAGTTTTCTTTCATTTTGCTTTCGCCATAAGGTCAGTTTTAGCTTGGGAGCCAGCGGAAGAACCGAAGTAGTAGGCAATGATGCCCGTCCAGGCGGTGCCCAACGATCCCAGCATCATTAGGATGGCAGGGTTGTTAGAGTCCACCTTGCCCAGCAGCATCATCACCATGATGCCGAAGAACCCAACGGTGACAATCGCAGCCAGCGCTGGCGGCACGATGGAGCGGGTGGTCGCCTGCATCTCGCGGGCAGACTTGCGGTCATCCACCGCCAGCTTCTCAAAGTTCAGGCCCAGCTCGTTAGCCTGCTTCTGAAGTTCGATCTCGGCGAGCTTGACCTGGGCGATCTGGTCAGCAGTAAGTTTGTTGTTAGCGATCAGATCGCCAACCTTTTCTTCGTCAACGCCGATAGCCTTAGAGATCGCCGATACAGCCATCCCTGCTAGTGGGCCGCCCAACGCTGTAGCGATGGTGGGCGCGATCTGTTTGAGCCATTCCATTTACTGTTTACTCCTTGAAAGCATCGTTGCAGCAATTTGCAAAAGCACGCGGTATTGATCCACGTCCGGCGGCTCTTCTTTCCAGCCTACCGTGATCTGCCCGACCAGCTTACCCGGCTCGGGCGGCACGCCTATTCGGCACCCGTAGGTCATACCCTTTTCCATGTACCACAAGCCGATCTCGGACTGCGCCGTTTTGTAGTGGCCGCAAGGAATCTCGCCGGCCATCAGCGCCACGACGTCTCGGTTGTTGTTCACGTTTGAGGTGAACAGTCCAACATCCAGCCCGTCGTGCTCCTTCTCCCTGCCCTGCTTGGTGTACGCCCTGTACAGAACTCGGTTTCCAAACATCGGATTGACCTTGAAGATCGCCACCACCGCGGCATCGGTGTTTTTAAACAGGTGAGCCGCGACATCCTCAACCCGATCCTCGGCGATGCTTGGCAGCTTCTTTTGCTCCTTGTACGCGCCAATCAGAATCGCCTGGTTCTGCCAGACGAAGTACCCCACGAACGCAAAGACCGCCATGAGCAGGATGGCAAATAGCTTGAACGGCGAATCAACGTAGCCTAAAACCTTCTCGATTAAGCTGTTGTGGTTGATCTTCTCGTCGCTCACGACATGGCCTGTTTGATGATGAAGATGATGATGCCGCCAATGAGGATGACAGCGATTGCGCCACCGATGATCTGAGCCGCCAGCAGACGCTGGGCCATGACACGGCGCCGCTCAATCTTCGCCTCGCGCTCGGCTTTGTCTCTGGCCTGCTTAATCTTCATGCGCTCCTTGAGCATCATCTCCCACAGCTCCGGGTAGCCGCCGTAAACGAGTTGATGCTTCAGAGCTTCTTCGGCCTCGCGCAAAGCATTGGCCTGCATCACGATTTCCATTGCCTTGCCGGTGTCTGACTGGCCCTTCTTGGCTTTGTCGTTGGCGGCTTTCTGAACGACATCCTTCGCGTCGAAGAACTTGCCGAATTCGCCCACTAGACCATTGATGTCCTTGCCGAGCTTTATGGCTTTCTGAATTCCGGCGACGGCGGCCTGCGCGGCCGCGAAAGCGGTGATTGGGTCCATGTCACATCAGCACCCAGATACCGAGCTTGATTAAGCCAATCAGCGAAGCGACTAGGAATGACGCGACGGTAAACCCGATCAGCCAATCAAGCATCGGTCTACTCCTCTTCGGCTTTCGCCTTTTCCTTGGCGATCTTCAGGTGCTGGTGCTTGTACCAGATGTTTACCGCCAAGCCGATGATGGCGATAAAGAGGCCGCCGAAAGCCGCGATCTCGTTGGCCGTGAGGCCAAAGTAAACAGCGGCCCCGCTGCCGCCGTATTGCGCGGTGGTGGCGACTTTGACGACTTCGACGCTCATGGTTTATTCCGTATCAGCAATCAGCGGTTTTACAAAGCTTTGGCCATAAACATCGGATTGATGCCGGCAGGGACCATTGACGGATCGAGGATGTCCTCTTCGCGCTCGCCAGTACGAAGTGCATGGACACAGTAGGCAATCGTATCGTCAGCCAACGCGGTCAAGAAATGTCGCTTGCCCTTAGCAATAAAAATCATGTGCGGGGCCGCAAACGTGGTTTTATTACCTTCAACGTCAACCTCGACACTGCCCTTTGCCAACAGCGTAACGTGATCAAAATTGTGGGTATGTCCTTCGTTCTTGTCGCCAGACGTTACAAAATGCATCTGGCGCAACCATAGGTTGCTGACACAGATCATCTTGGTTTCTGGGTAGCTCATAGCTGCGACACTGGGATAGCGGTCGGGTCGGACTCAAGCACGCCAAACTTCACAAGGGCTTTCGCGACTTGCTTCTCAAACTCCACTTTTGCCCACATATCGGCATTAGCTTGCGCTTCAGCATCAATCGGCTGAACGGCAGGCTCCTGCACCAGCGCAACGATCTGATCAAAACCGGCAGCGGTCTTTACCTGCTGCTCGCGCTCAATTAGCCATGTCGGCGCACGGTGACGAATCTCTGCATCAAGCGCCGCGCCCGTGATAAACGCATCATCCACTACGGGGACGTCAATAGCGTAAGTTGCTACGTCCTTTCCTTCGTGCGTGTAAGTCACTTCAATTTGGCCAATCTCCGAGATGGCCCGCGTAATCCGATAGTCCATTATGAAATTCCCCCAGTTCGTGTTCCAAACGCTGTCCACGTTATGTTGCTGTTTCCAGTGACCGCTCCACCGCCAGCGCCACCACCAGCCCCGTTCGGGATGGTCCCGGCATTAGCATTTCCTCCAGAACTGCCAGAGCTACCCCATGCGCCACCGTTTCCGCCGCTACCAGTATTCCAGGCGGTCGTGAAACTGTTACGAATACCGCCGACTCCACCACTTCCAGCCGCACTGTATGTTCCGGCCGCTCCAGCAGTTGGTGTTCGAGTGTCCCAGCTTGTCCTGTTAGCACTGCCTAAACTCCCACCAGCGCTATTTGTATTAGAAGATCGACCACCGCCGCCACCGCCACCAGAAGCAGAAGATGCGGGGTCTTTACCTTGTTGCGGAACACTGACACCACCACCGCCACCGCCGCCGCCGCCGCCACCTGCGATGGTTCCGGAAGTGTTGTCAATGGTAATTGCGGAAGAAACGCTTAGGGCCAATCCTCCAGAGAAGCCAGCTTGAGCAGTATTACTGCCCCCTGCCTGGCCACCTGCACCGCCCATTCCAACAATCGTGCCGCTGTTTGTTAGCGTCACGCCGCCTGGGAACGAGCCACTCACCGTTAATGCGGGCGTGCCTGTGCTGGTCGAAGAGATGACAACGCCACTAGAAATTGTGGCAATGACTAATGATGATTCATTCCAGCCAGCATTAACCGCAAGCGTGCGAAGGTTCGCATTATTTTGGTTGCTACTGATCGTAAACAAGAAATCTGGCGGGGGGCCGCCAGATCCTGCTAACGCATTGTGAATACCAGCCATTACGTCAGGCCCCCGCCAGAGATGACAGCTTCAGTCGCAGAAATGAATGCAATCGTCACAAGACCACGTTGCGCTAGTGTTCGGTTCCCAGTGTTAGCGGTGCCAACCTGGCGCAACGTCAAGCTCGACCCTTGCGTAATAGTGATGCTGGATGAGCTGTTGTTGTAGATGGTTACGACATCATTGGCCGCAAATACGTTGGCCGGGACAGTCACGCCTGCAGTCACAGCAACAAGAGTACCCCGATCACCAATAACCAGAGTTCCTCCTGAGCTGGTTGTCGTAGGAGCCAGAAGGCTACGGAGGCGGTCGACAAATGCTGTTGTGGCAATCGTGGTATCGGCTGTTTTTGCGGCTTGAGTAACCGCCAGAATCCCGGTCGGTATTGTTCCTGTGGAAATGTTAGACGCATTGAGGCTCGTCAGCGAGGCGCCAGATCCATTTGGCGCGAGAACATCAGTTCCAATCGCCAGACCGAGCGCAGTACGAGCAGCCGATGCAGTAGAGCCACCAGTTCCGCCCCTAGTAATCTTAAGGATCGGGCCGGCATCAAACAGCGCGTCGATGGTGTCCAGATCGGTATTGATCTTGGTGCCCCAGGTATCCGTGCTGGCGCCGACCTCGGGCTTGGTCAGCAATAGGTTTGTGGTAGTCGTATCGGCCATTTAGTACCTCATGCGGCAATTTGCCACGTTTCAGAATTCACAGGGATAGGCGTCCAAGTCTCACCTGTATCCGGAATGTTTGTCCATGTTTCCGACGTATCAGATTCTGGCGTCCATTTTAGAACACCATTGACCACCATGCCAGAAGTGCATGGCAACAATATCGCCAGAGACTGGGACCGCACGCCATTGACGGATAACGAAGATTCAGCGTTGATCCTGATAGGCTGATTCACGATAACGCTGGTGCTGACCGTCATGTCAGCCCAGGCATCAATCAAGATGCTAATGAGCGGAACCCGGATAGCCGAGACCGACATCGCGCTTACATCGGTGGCCGCGAATGAGCCGATGGCGTACCGCACCGCAGAAATACTCGCAGCCGATGAGCTGGCCGCCGTAAAGGCTCCAAAAGCATAGCGAATCGGCGCCACGCTAACGGAGGAAGTCGCAGAGATTGATACCGCTGTTGATGACGTTTTAACTGCGGAAGCCGAGGCGGAAGAAGACGCCGAAACGCTAAACGATGCGCTCTTAGTGATGTTGGCCGCGACAGAGACAGCCGACGCCCCAACACAGGCAAATGCGCTGGAGTAAACACCGGCCGCCTTTATGGCGACCGTTGACGAGGTGGAGACAGTTACGGCTGCGAGTGTTACCCCGTAGGAGTATTTACCCTGGCCGTATGGCCCGGAGCCGTATGCAGCCATTTGCGGATTACGTCAAGGTGACGTCCAGATCGCCGGCCGGGATACGCAGCACGTCGCCGTCGTTGATGGTGCGTGCGGTAGACAACGCAGCCCATGCCAGCATATTGCCGCCGGTGGAGGCGTCGAAAATCGCAGCCCAGCCAATCGAACCCCAGTTGCCACCAGAGGCTGCAGCGAATTCAATGGCCGCGGAGTTCGTGGCATTGGTGGGCGACGTGCCAGACACGCTAATCGTGCCGGTGGCGACACGCGCATAACCGTTGCCAGAGACCTCAGTGCCGCCACCCGTATCGGACGGGGCAGCAGTGAACAGACCAATAAACCAAGCGGTAGGCCGGGTGGCGCTATTGGTGGTCAACAGCCAATTGAGAACCAGGTTCTCGGTGTAGTCGGTAAACGATGACATTTAAAAAACTCCTTTATCCAAAAGTCCTGGCACGCATCATTATGGAGCCGCCAGACGTTGCTCCGCGATCATCTGCAATCTGCAACTCCTCAAGGCCACGGGTGTAGATCGCTGCCCAGACAGGGATCCGCGCATCATCCTTAAGATAAGGCGCGGCCTGCATCAGCGAGCCATACAAGTACACGTCCGGGGCTTGCGTCAAAAGCCAATTCGTCGCCACAGATCCCGACAGCTTGGACAGCTTGGCGTAATAGATCAGCTCGGCGGTATAGGTTCCATCCGGCACTGGAAGCACTCGAATCTGGCCGCCAACAATGCCGAAGTAACCAGGACGCCCAGGAGAAATATAAGTTGTAGATTTAAGACTATCAAGTGCGTCTACAGATTCAAACGTAAGCGCCGTCACGGGATTCGTGTTCAGCTTGATCGACTTAGTCTCAAGGAAATCGGCAGGCACCGCGCTGTACTCGGTATCAATCGACGCCGTGGCGCGCACGATCATCTGGCGCGTGCGCAGCGTGCGCTCGATCTGCGCTTCAGCCAGGGCAATAAAGTCCGGGATGATGGTGGTCAGATCGGTGCGGTTAAGCCAGTCGGCCACCGACGCCTTGAGTTCCGTGTACGTTGACAATGCCATTAGGGCGCCTTTTCCTTCTCTAGATCCTTCACGATCCAGGTGTGCTCGTGCTTGTATTCAAACGTGCCGACGTGGCCGATTTCCTTCGACACATCGTGATCAATCCAGATTTTAAATCCAGCAGCCCGAGCCTTGTTGCAAAAGAAAACGTCTTCGCCAATGTAGCCACGTTTGTCGCTACGCCACGGCGTCTCGTACCACGGCTCGGATAGACCCTTAAAGACGTCAGCCTTGATGAGCATTACGCCCATCCCGACCGAGCCGATCTCCTGCAGGCCGGTGCTCTCAGGCATTGACCAGACCAGCTCGCGGTCGCCGTTTTCCTTGTATATCTGCGCCGTCGGGCCGGTAGGCATCCTGCGCCTGGCGCAGTTGGCCGCCACGATGTCCAGATCGTGCGCCAGCAGCCGGCCGATCATGTCCTGCGGGAAACGCATATCCGAATCCACAAACAGCAGGTGCGAGCAGCCTTCGCGCATCGCATCCAGCGACAGCTCGGCGCGCTGGTTAGCGATCAGCGTACCCTCGGAGATCTTCAGCGAAATCGCATCGTTGGTCGTCAGCGTGTGATGGCATACCATATTGACCAGGTCATAGGTGAACATGGTATGCACCATGTCACGCGCAGGCGTGCAGACAGCTATGTAGTTCGTCTTCATACCTGCCCCGGGCGAGTGCGGAAGTGCCGATTTTCACTGTCGTTTAACCAGCGCTTCATGTATTCCTGATCGTCCAGCTTTCCTTCAGCCTTCATCTGGTAATACAGACTCAGCGGAATTGACGCCACGCGAGACCATTCGCCCCACCGTGCGCGCTCATCCACCTGATTAAATTCTTGCTTGTTCTCTTCAATGATCGCGGACACATCCTGCTGCGTCTGGATCGTTGCTTCGTCTTTCTCTTCGTCGTAATGCCAAGTCCGGGTGATTCCCAGATCCTTATTAATGTCGAACAGTTTTGAATTAGTCATATTAAAGAAGTCGTTAAAAAAGGGACCAGGTTTCCCTGGTCCCTCTTGCTCCGATTAGGAGGTCACCAGGTCTGCGGCCAGACCGTGGGCGTTCTCAGCCAGAACCTTCAGGCCCCACTCGACGATCAGCATACGCTTTTCAGCGTCGCCGGTCTTGGCGAGTTCGACTTGTTGGTAAGGACGCAGAACAACCATCTTTGCATAATCGGGATCGATCACGAAAGCGTCACGCTCGCGCTGGAAGCGGTTAGGCACCACGTTCACGTTGCCGAAGTCCGACACATAGATGTCGGCGGCGCCGATGATGGTGGCAGGACGCGCACCGCCGTCGATGTTGAAACGCGAAGAGGCGATGCCGGCGAAGCCAGAGACGCGCTGCTTGTTGACCGGGCCGGTCATCAGAACTTTAGGAGTGCCACCTTGAGTCCACACCTTCTGAATCACGTTCTTCAGGATGGTCTCGGTAAAGGTGCGAACGGTGCCATCAGTGCGACCCAGCGTGGGCAGGGTCGTGTAGGTGGGGTTCACGCCGTTGGTGGTGTCATAGTCCACGTTGGTCTTGATGAACGCCTGCAGCGAAGCAGTCGTGCGAGCAGCGGTGGTGCTACCAGAGGTAGTGCCAGCGTTGTTCAGCATCGAGAACTCTTGATCACGCTTCAACTCAGCGCTGCGTTTGGCGATCTGGTACGCGACCTCAGAGCGGCGACCTGCCTTGTTGACCACTTCTTCAGTGTTCGACAAGACGATGGTCTTGCGGCTGATCTGCGCATAGTTCTGCAGACGCACGGTAGCGACCACAGCGTCGAACGACGTGACGTCGTCACCCTCCAGCTGCGAATTAGCTGCGGCCGCTGCAAGCGTATCGGTCTGCCACTCATAAAGAGTGTTGGTCACGTTCTCGCGACCAATGTTCGACATGAAGGGGGTCTCTTCGGGAGCAATGTTGGTGATAACGTTGCTCAGGTCTTCACGGATACCCTTGGCAGAGTAGGTGGTGAAGGTATTAGTGACGATTGCCATTTTGTTACCTCAATAAAAGTTCAATTGCGGAGGCCGCATCTTGGACGCGACCAGTCTTTGCGAGACGCTGGGTTGCGCGAGCGCTGTCACTCATTTGAGATACCCGACCTGCTGCACCAGGCTTGGCAGGTTTAGGCCCGTTGTTAACGACGGGTTTGATGCCCTGGCGCTTGGCCTGCATCTGGTCATACAGCGCCGCTTTACGCAGCGCCAAGACCACCCGGTGGTCGTAAATGTTGCCCAACTCTTGAGGTGTGAATCCCATCTTCTGACCGAATTCAACGAGCATAGCTTTCTCAGCTTTGGCCTTCGCGGGATCTTTCCACGTCGGCAAAGCCTCGAGGAGCGCATCAGACTCTTTGGCCTTCACAGCCTGAAACTGCTCCATCTGCTCCTTTTGCGAGATCTCGGCAAGCCGCTGCTGTTCGGCCTGAATAGCTGCAGCCTTTTCCCGGTTCTCTCGCATCACCTCACGCTGCCTAACGTATTCGATGGGGTCCTCGTTGTAGAGGCGATCCCAGTCGATCTTCGGATCGGCAGCGGTCTTTACTTGCTCACTTAACGCACCTAACAACTGAGCATATTGCTCGCGCTCGGCCCGAATCGCCTGCAGTTCAGCTTCGGCAGCTTTACGCGCCTCGGCGACCTGCTGGGTCTTCCGGGTGTAATCCTGAGTCCTTGAATAGCCCTTCTGGAGTTCGTCCAAAGTGACCTCGACTTCCTTACCGTCAACTTTGACGGTGAAAATCTCGGGCTTTGCCTCGTCCTGGGTGTCTTCTTCTAACTCAGGTTGATCAGTAGATGCCTCCTCGGTGGACCCGTCTTCAATGTCCAGCGATTCATCAACTACTGCCGCGGTCACATCCTCTTGAGGTTGTGACTCCTGCGTCTCGCCGCCGTCTTGTTGTCCTTCTTCAGGCAATATTGCTGCGAGTGCTTGGACCGCTTGGTCCATATTCAGGGGGCCAGATGGCGCACTTGCCTGGGGCGTGGGTGCATTCATTGGTTTAATCTTTCCTTATTTCTTTTGAACACGTTCGATAGCGCGCTGCGCTACCTTGCCGTTATCGATCACCTTTGTCAGCTCAGTCTTTAAATTCTCAATCGCTCGCAGCATCGACCAGCATTGCTCGCGCTTTGCCGTCTCCTCTGCTCGCGTTGACTTGAACAGCCAAACCTGATCGTTCTCCAATTTTGTAAGGGCAGCAGCGAGGGTCTCATCCTCCATTAGCTGCTGCGCCTTACGTCCTTTCCTTACTAACTCTTCATCCGTCATTGAGCCATTCCGTTAAGGTTGATGGGTACAGGCATTTGCGGTGCCTGAGCTGCCTGCATCGCAGACTGCACCATTGCCGTCTGCGAACGCATTGCCTCACGGTCCAGATTCTGCGCGGCCATTAGTTCCGCGTTGCTGATCTGGGTGCCGTACTTTAATTCCAATTCGTATTTTTTCAATAGGTAGTCTTGCGCCATCTGGTCGCGCCGGTAGTCATCGTCGCGCATCATCTGCTGGCGCTTCAATTCCAACTCGGCCGCTTTCTTCTGGATGTCGGCCTGGATCGACTCGGCCTGCACCTGCGCCAGAACCTCTTCGGGGGTGGGTTTGGGCGGCTCCTGCGGGATCTGAAAGTCCGCCGGGATCTGGTTGAAATACTGCGAGGCATCCTTAAAGCCGGACAGCTCGACCATTTTCTGCAGCGTGCGCGAGTACATCTGCGGCGTCACCAGCGGGTTCGCCAGCCCATACTGGTCAACAATCGCCTTTTGCATCTGCGAGATCATCGTCAGGGTCTGCAGGCGATCATTCACGTCGCCGCCACCCAGACCGATGTTGACCGACACGTCCATCGACGCATCCCAGGCGCGCGGGTCAATCTGAACCCACTGATTGCGCAGGCGAACCATCCTCGGCTTGTCCTGGTGCGTGGTCAGCAGGAACAAGATGCCCTTAAAGAGCTTCTTCATGCCCTCGGCCATGATGCGCGCCGTCAGCTCCAGCCGCGACTGCGAGGCGCTGATCGTGGCCGCCACAGCCGCCTTGGTGGAAGACTGCAGCGCGTCGGCATTCAGACCCATCGCGGCCTTGCTCATGCCGGTGCGGTCTTCCTTGACCTGGTCCATGTACTCGAGCATCGAGTAGCCGGCCTGGCCCACGAAGGGCTGCGCCAGAGGCTGCACCATGCCGGGGGCGCGCATACGAATGACAGCGCCCGTCTCGTTGTTCAGGACGTCGTCGATATTGACCTGGCCTTCAACAACCGCGGTGCGCGGGTGGATCGACTGCGCCAGCGAGTCCAGAGTATTGCGCAGAACCTGCGACTTAATCTCTTGGATGTCGTGCGTGATGTCGAACACGCTCATCGCCTCAATCGGCGAGGTGTGCGGCTCAGGGTCAAACGGGAAATCGACAAACGGGATGTAAGACGCCGGCAGGTTGCGCACCATCTTGTACGACGATCCCATGCAGCACAGCTTACGCAGCTCAGGCAGGCCGTCGCCGTCATAGTCCACGCGCACATACGCCTCGACGTACAGCAGGCGGCGCTGCATCGGGTTCATGGAATCATTCGACCCCATCGTGGTGGACAGCGGCTGGCGGGCCAGATATTCGTCGTTAGTGTCCAGATCGGTCGAAGAGATATTCGGCTCAATCTCGTCCATGTCGTAGCCCATCTGCAGAAGCTCGCCAACGGTGAGCATCTGGCGGTGGGCGATGATGCCGGCCTCTTCAAACGAGCGAGCGCGCCGGTCAATGATCAGCTCCTCGGGCGGCACAGCCATGATGCGGATACGCCCGTCGCGCAGAACGCGCTTGATCTGCACATCGTGCAGCATGGGCACAGGCGGGGCCATCACCCCAGCCGCGGCGGCCTGCATCTGCGCTTCGGCAATCATGGCCTCGGAGATGGCCGGGTCGGGATACGAGACGACAACCTTCACCTCGGCGTCTTCGGCCATCAGCATCTGCACCGTGGCGTCGTCCAGGCCCGAGTAGTCCTCAATGCGCACCTCGGCGGTCTCTTCCCACCAGTATTTAGCGATGCCGCATTTACGCACCAATGCGTCCTTAAAGATCGCATAGGACTGCATAAAGCCATTGTTATCGGCAGAAAAGACGTAATTGGCGTAGTCGGTGGCCTGCTGGGCACCGGACTCGTCCTCCGGCCCACGGGGGACAAACTCGACCACGTTCTCGGACGAGAAGAAAACGCGCATCAGGCTGGGCATCATGGCCGAGACCGTGTCGCGCACCTCCATCGCCACCACTTGCGAGCGGCCGTCTTCTTCGTTGCCAAACGGGTCGCCTCGGTAGTATTCGGTCCCTTTTGCGCGAATCGGCGAAATGTCCGAATCAATATAGGAAACAGCGTCCGTTAGCTCGCCGTTAAGGATCGCTTGCAGCTCGGCGTCGTCCATCGCCTCGGGGGCGGCAACGTCCACGGATATCGGCATTTCGTCTTGATTCATATCCCTACCATTTCACTTTATTGGCCCAGTACGCCGCGCTCATTTTGCCCTTGGCAATGTTCTGCGCGTGCCGAGCCTTAAACGCATCATTGCGCGCAGTGCCCTCGGGCGAACCCTTCACGCCCTGCTGACCAAAGCGCACCAGCTTGACCTCGTCGCCCGATTTTGCCAGCACAGCGTGGGACTTGGTGGCGTGACCCGGCGTGCGCTTGGGCTTGTTATAGCCAGCAAAAACCTCGTTACCGCGTTTTACAGTCATTGCTCCACCCCAAACCAGGCATTCGCATACTCCGGGCGATTGGCCCGGATCCAAGGCACCGCCGCCAGCGTCAGCGCCTGACCATCCATACCCGTGGACTGCGACCCCACATGATGCACATAAGAGCGAGACAGAAAGTGCTTAAAACCCGCCGCCTCGAGGTCCTGACAATGCACATCATCGGAGTACCAATTTAGCGGCGGAAACTTCGCCACCTCCCAAGCAGCCCGCGAGATGTATCCGAATATAGGCGAAATCACCTGCATCGGGGCAATGCAATCCTCCCACGGGAAGCGAAAATAACTCAGATCCTGGTTAAACGGATTGCTGCGAATGTTCTGCATCGGCCGCGACGCATCGCAGCGCGCACACACCCAGCCAATCGGCTCGCCCACTTCCTCCTGCAGCGTCATCACGTCCTCGAGCAAATGCTCGTAACTGGTCGGCGTGAGCACCACGTCGTCATTAGCCACCACGACAGCCTTGTGGCCGTCGGCAAACGCGGCGTCGATCACGTCGTTGTAATCAGCGCCAAACGAGCGCGCAGGGCCGCGAAGCTGACGATATACGTCGTATTTACGGGCATCCACGGGTGTGCGCAGATACACCTTGGCCGCGGGCGCGTACTCGCGGCAACTGGCCAACATGACGGGCAAGCACCGCCCGCTCACGCTGGACACGACAATCGCCGGACTCACTTCTTCTTCGCGGTCTTGGCGGCCAGCTTAAAAGACTTCGCCGTCGGCGCGCCAGGCGTGCCGGGTTTACGCATCTTCTCGCCAGAGCCGGCCTTAATACGCTCACGCTTGGCTGCGATGTTGGCATACAAGCCAGCAGGTTTAGCTTTCATCGTCGCCCTCCATCATGGGTTTGCCGTATTCCTCGCTATCGTCCTCGCCCTCTTCGTACTCGCCTTCTTCGTCCTCGTCCATCGCCACCCAGGCGCGGCAGGTACGCGAGGCGGCGCACTTGAAGTCAAAGATCTCGCAGTAACCCAAGTCGCCCGCCTTGATGGTGCCCCACGGATCGCCGCTGCCCTCACCCATACCCTGGGCGATGCACTGCAGCATCTTCGGCTCGCGGTCAAACGCGGCGCAGTTACCGCAGCGCGACATCTTGGCGGCCTCCACCGGCACATCCCACTCCTTGGCAATCTCACGCCAGAAACCCGTATTGGGCAGCGCCGGATTCTCCGGGCCGTACATCGCCGACTCAATGGCGCGGCCTCGGTTCTTCAGATTCAACGTAATGTCCTGCGTCGCAGGCGGGCACGCCATGCCCTCTTTACCTTGCATTTCGTCCATCATTTCCCCTTTTTTGCCATCTTGGCAGGCTTGGATTTGCCGGCCTCAGATAGCGCAATTGCTATAGCCTGCTTCGGATTCTTCACCACCTTGCCGCCGGCACCCGAGTGCAGCGTGCCCGATTTGTACTCACCCATCACCTTGCCAATCTTCTTGGCCGCTTTGGTCATCTTCATCACATCGCTCCTGTTAAGCAATCCTGGGAATGTTACGACGCAGCGGCTGGTTCCACTTGCTCGACACGCTTGAGCCATAAGCACCCACCACAGCATCGCCCGCAAACGTCAAACAAAACGCATCGGCGCGGTCAGGACTCGGCAATCCCCGTTTCCTGATCTCATCCTTGCCCTCAATCTGAATCTTACCGCTACTCGTGAACGAATAACGCACCGTCGCCAACTCCGAGACCAGCATCTCATCGCGAGGCATCCAGCAGTCGCGAGCCTCCAGCCACGCCTTGGCCTTGTGCCACAGCTCCGCCTTCAAGTTCCTATAGGTCGATCCCATCGCCGGGGACTCGGCCACGTTGATGCCGCGAGCCGGCAGCCGCAGCTCACGCAAGCGATCCACCACGCCGGCGCCCAGACCGATGCTGTCCACCAGGATCTCGCCAGGGCGCTGGCTCGGCTGCAGCGCCTCGTACTCCGCCACCACGGCACCCGTAAGCTGCATCAAGTCCAGGTTCTTCCACGTCTTCACGGGTTCTAGCAGCGCATTACCCTGGCGCTTGCACAAGGCGCTGCGGTCGCTGCCAAAGCGGGCGACGTCCAGGCCCCACACGACGGGCGCGTGTTGGCTCGGGCTGACATCGCGGGCCATCGCCATCTCGAGCAGCTCCATCGGGATGACTGTGTCGTCATCGCTGCGCGGGAACTCACCCAGAACACGAATGCGGTAGGCGTTGCTCTCTTCGCCGTACCTGCTTTTCATCTCCTCGACGTAAGCCGCGCTCACCCGCGGCGAGTCCTCGCAATTGACCCGCATCGTCACCCAGTCACCCGCCAGGCGGTTATGCGTGTCGTAAAAGAAACCGCTGGAGCGCACCGGGTTGCCCAGCAGCAGCGTCACGGCGCTATGCCCCGACATTGAGCCGGCGGCAGCCTCGAATACCTGCTCCGGGATACCGCTAGCCTCGTCGGCCACCAGCATCACGTTATCGGAGTGGACACCTTGCAAGGCCTCGGGCTGCTCTGCTCTTGAGGTCCTCGCGGAGATGAACGCCTCGGTATTGGCATCTTTGACCTCGATGCGGTCTTGCTTGACTTCAAGCTGGTCCGCCAGCATCGGCGGCAGCACCTTCACCCAGCGCTTGACCTCCGCGAAGAGCGCGTCGTAGAGCTGGCTGCTGGTCGGTGCCGTGACGACGATCTTGACGGGGAAGCGCAGGAACAGATACCACAGCATCGCCCACGCGGCGGCCGTTGACTTGCCGACGCCGTGGCCGCTACGCACGCTGATGCGGCGGTTGTTTTGGGCGATGTGGTTCAGGAATTCCACCTGCCAGGTGTCCGGCGTGGTGTTAAGCACCTCGCGGACAAACCGCACCGGGTTGTTCTTGTACAGCTTGACGAACTCGACAAACGGGTTATTCGCCAGCTCAACTTCTAAATTTTTTTTCGGGGACACTTTTTACCGTGACGGGGGTAGGGGGGGTGTGGGGATGATTATGTGCGCAAATGCGGCGCTGTGGAATCGGTAACTGTTCGGCTCCACAACAACCGCCCCCGCCGCCGCGCTGAAGGGGGGGGTCTCACGCCGGCCGCGGCGGCGAGGCCGCGCTGGCGCTGTGAACAACTTGCTGCCGCTTTTAGGCATCTCGTATTCGTTCGGATGCGCTTTGCGTACTATTGGCGCGTCGAAAGAAATACAACAGTCATTATGTCAAATGACTTTCGTTGTTTCCGCGCTGAATTGCTTAATCCATAGGCGATTTAGCGCGTATCCACAGGCCTATGTGGACAACTTAGGCACTGCGTCTGTGGATAAGTTCTCGACAACCTCGACGTGCCGCAGCGCGTTCATGCGCAGGTCCTGGACGTTAATGTTGATCTGCGCGGCCTTTTGTGAGCCATAAGTCTTAGGATCCCACCGCTCGGCGATCCACTGGCGCGTTTTGATGCGCAGCGCCGCGTGCGCGGCGTGCTCGGGATCGCTCTGGTCGGCGATGGCCAGCGTCTCTGAGGCGAGCTGATCAGCCGCTTGTGCGCGCGCACGCGTGAGTTTATCACCGTCAGGATCAACCTCGTCCATCCATCGCTCGAGTGCTTTGCGGCTAATTCCCATCTCCAGGCAGATCTCGGTCTTGGTCTTGCCACCCTCAACCATCGACCAGATCATGTCGTCAGGCAGCTTCGCCAGCATCTTCATATCCTGATGAAACTTCGGTGTCCCAGCCATTAAAACGCCCTCCAAGCCGTTTTCGTGCCCAATAGCACCCAATCCACACGCAGCGCCTGAAAGCGCCCCAAAACCCGATTTAACGCCTTCATTCCATCTTCTCGAAAGGTTTCATGCCGGCCGGGAACATTTTAGGCGCCTGACTTGGCGCATCAAGGTCCAGGTCGTTGCCGAAGTCGTCGAACCCTGAGCCGTTAGCCTGGACACTGACGACAGTCGCCGGCATACCAAGTGTCGCCTTCAGCCTGGCGATGTCGTTACCAAAGCCGGCCTCGAGCATCTTGGCGATCTCCTGGATCGACCAGACATTGCGATCCTCAACGTCTGGCCGCATTCGGTGATACGCCGCCGCGTCGGCCTCGGTTGACACCACTGCCAAGACGCCCCCGTCGTCCATCTCCCACTCAATCGCCTTGACCTCACCCACGGGCGCAATGCCTTCGGCAGTAGCCCACTGCTCCATCGCCCGCATGGCCCTGATCATTCCATCGGCGGCCGCTCGGGCCTTGTCGATGTTCTGCGATTCCTGCGCAGCCCAGACCCGCTCCACCTGCGTCCACACTTTGATACGAAACTCTACATCAACCAAATTAATTAATCTGCCGACACCCCACCGCTCCTCGTGCTCACGCTTTGCCGACTCCAGCTCCACCAGCTTGGATTTCCAGAAACGCGAGAACTCCGATTCTGGAAACGCGAGCGGTTGCGGGCTGGGTAACTGACCTCGAATCTTTGCTGTTTTTTTGGTTGCCATCTTCTTCCTTGTTAGTGTCTGCTAACTGTGACCATTCGTCACGGTCCGTGACGTTACGAATCGTAGCAAGATATACCCTTGCTACGATTCGTCACGCTCTTTCACGTACTTTCCGGCTGTGACGAATCGTCACGATTCGTCACACGATTTGACCATTCGTCACGCTCTTCCCACTCCTCAATCCAGGCCCAATCGCCTTCAATTCTCACGTTCTCTGGCCGCCCAGAATCGCTCCTTACGCGCTTCCATGCAGCCCTAAACGCTGCAGATCCGGCCTCGTCATTGCCCATTTTTTGAGCAAATTCCGCCCTCCAATCCTCCACCTTCGCGCACTTCCTGGTGCCCGCCGACACCTTCCAATGTGTGCCTTTCTTATTAATTAAAGCCCTTAGCGCGTCCACCGCCAGCACCTGCTTCTTGCCCTTGCCTGAGCGATTTAGTCCTACATACTTCGCCTCAATCGCCGTCCGCTGCGCCGCTTCATCCGATGGATTGACGGCCAGAGACTTGCGCGGCTCATCAAGCGACAGCGTCGCGGCTGACCCCTCATCGATGTCGATCTCGACCATCTCAAAGCCGTAGCGCACCCCGTCCTCGCCGTCCTTTTGCTTACTGATGGTGACCACACCCCGCGGCTGATCGTCAAAGCGCAGCAGCTCCAGCTCGGTATCCACGGCCCCGAGCAGCGATGAATGTCCCCGCAGCCCTTTAGCCTGGTCCTTACCTGAGTGGTGGATAACGAGCAGCGCGGCCTCGAAGACTTGCTGCAGGTGCCCGCAACTGGTGATGAATGCACCCATGTCCTCGGAGCTGTTCTCATTGCCCCCGCCGAAGGCCCGGGCTAGCGTGTCGATGACGATAAGGTCAATCTTTAGCTGGCGTGTTTCTGACAACTCGGCCACCGCAAGCATGAGCGAGTTGATGTCCTCGGTGCTGGATCTGAGGTTGATCTGGTGTCTGAGGATATAGATCGGGATGCCTGCGTTGATTTCGTGGTGGATGCGGCACGCTTTGATGCGCGCGCCGATGCCGCCGTGGCCTTCGCCGGCGATGTAGACCACGGCCCCGTTCTCGGACGGCGTCGCCGCTTGGCCCATCCACGGCGCTGCGCGCGCGATTGATGCGGCCAGATCCAGCGCAATGAACGATTTGAATGATCCTGGCGGGCCGTACAGCGCGACAAAGCCGCGGCGAGGTATGACCCGCTCAATGAGCCACTCAACCGGCTCGTCCTTGATCTCATCCCATGCCTCGAGGGTTAGGTTCTTGCGTGGTGGCGCTGCCGCGGCGGCTTGCTCATCCGTCGCGTTCGATTGTTTCACCAATTGTTTCTCGTTGACGTCATTGGCGAGCGGCTCCGGCGGCTTCTCGCGCAGCCGCTCGGGCGCTTGGACCTCTGTCTCCGAGGTGACCGGCGCTTGCGCCTTCACCAGATCGGCGAGGTCCTGGCGCGTCTTGCCTTGGCTGTAGATCCATTCGTAAGCATCGTCGCCCTGTTCCTCGCCGCCCAGGTCCACAACGCGGATTGACTTGGCAACGGGCAGCAGCTTTGCCGCGGCTTTCTTGGCGTACTTCCAGCCTGGCGTGTCGTTGTCGGGCAGGATCACGACGTTCGCGCCGGCAAAGTATTCCGTGATGGCGTCGGGCCAGGTGCCTGATCCTGCGTGGCTGGACGTGGCGACGCTGCCGAGGCTGATGATCGCATCGGCCGCCTTCTCGCCTTCCGTCAGGTAGACGTAGCGGCCTTTACTGACGGCGTCGCGCAGCTCTGGCAGCTTGTACGGCACGATGCGGGCGTCGCCCAGCGTGGCGTGTCTGCGCCCTGCCTCGTCCACCTTGATCAGCTTGTAGTCCTTGCCCTTGGCGTCCGCGGTGCGAAATCGTTGCTTGATGAAAAGCGTCACACCTTCCTCGTCGCTGTAGTGCCACTCCTGCTCAAGCTGCCTGGTGATGGGCTTGATCAGCGCCAGAGGCTCGACGTTGCGGCCTTCCAGCTCCGGCAGGAAACCGCGTTCTCTCATGGTGGAGAACACGCTGCCCTGATCACACCCACCGTGACAGTGGAATAGCGCTTTGCCGTCCGGGCCTTCGCTAATCGACAGGGACGGGTTCTTATCGCCGTTGCCTCTGCCGTGCCCCGGGACTGGGCAGCTTGCCAACCATTGACCGTTTACCTTCTTCGCGTTGCCTAATTGCTTTGCGATTTCTTCGGCTTGCATTTGAGCCTTCAGTTTTTATTGAGACAAAAAAACCGGGACCGTGATGGCCCCGGTCTGTTTACCGACGAGCGTTAAAACATCTCGTCTTCAGCCACCGCCCGAGCCGTGGCCCTAGCGGGCGCCGGCGCTGCAGCAGGTGCAGGCGCAGGTGCCTCATACTCCTCGGCCTCTACGGGCGCTCCCATGCCGGCAGGGCGGTCGATCCACGACGTGATCACGAACTGCGGGATACGTGTGGTGCCCTTGCCGATCTTCTCCATGCGGCTGCCCTTGTACTCGACCACGGGCAGCTTGCCCGCGTTGGCCTCGCGCTGCGCGGCGCAGGCGGTGTACAGGCTTTCCAGTCCCATGTTGGGACCGACGCCGTTGGAGGACCACGACGCGGTACCGATCTCCTTGTTGTAGAACGTGACCTCAAAGCCGCGCTTGTGCTCAGGCGTAGGCTGCGCACCCTTGCGGCCCAGCTCGCTGTCGGGTTGCCAGTCACGCACACCAGCACCGAGGAGCAGCCAGCCGGTCTTCACGTTGTCGATATCGAACACCACTTTTTTGATCTCGACCTCGACGCCGTCGCTGTTGGTCCAGGCGTTAGCTTGAGGAGAGAAGCGCAGGAAATTGGAGTTGCCCCCACCAGATGACAGATTCAGCATTTTTGCTTTTCGCTTTCAGAAGTTTCAGAGTTGACCCGTATTGGGACGGGCATTATTGACGCAGGCTTGCGTCCCTTGCAATGGTGACCCCTGAGCTTTCCTTAACGGTTAAGTCCTCAAGAATCCCCTTTTGCTCCTTTGCTAACAGCTTTTCCACAGCCGCCGGCGAAATAAATTCAGTTATGTACAGCTTGTCCACAGATAGTCCGGCCTCAATCAGCGCGTCCTTGGCCGCCGCCTCGCTGGCCCACTTGCGCGTGGCTCGCTTGGGCGCGAGCTGCCACCCCGGCAGCGTGCCCCCGTCCTTCATGCGCTCGAGGGCGTGCTTACGAAGTGCGTCCACGAAGGCCTCGACGATCGGAGCGCGGTCCAAGAGGTCGCTGATCTGCTCGTCAGACAGGCGCACCATCACGTCCTTGATCTGATCCTTATTCATCGCGACGACGTTGGGCTGCGCCTCGATGACGGCGAGAGCCTCGCGCTGCGCTGGGCAGATCAGCTTTGCCGGGCAGTACTGGCACGCCTTCTCGGTGGGCGTGGGCTTCCTATCCGCGTCCAGCGCCTTCGTGATGGCGGGCCGCAGCACTTCGTCATCCCAATCGTAGAGATCGGCCAGCGTCATGCGGTGGATGCGCGTCGCGCCGGTGCGCGGCTGCACGATCTGCAGCTCGATCTGGGCGACCTTGTGTGCCAGGTTCAGCGTCCTGATGGCCGACAGCGCGTAGATCTTCAGTTGCTCGCTGTCCTCATCGACGTACCCGCTGCCGGTCTTCAGGTCGGCAATGACAAGCGTGTCCTGCCCGACGCCGATCACGTCCGCGGTGCCGCGCAGCACGACGTCGTCGTTGTTGACGTAGGAGACCTTCTCCTCGACGCGCACGTTGCCGTCGCCGACGAACTCCTCGATCTGCTTAATGTTGTCGATGTGTGCCTGCGCCATGTCGCAATGCCACTGCGCCATCACGACGCCTTCGATGGTCTTGCCTAGGCTGTTGGCGGGATCGTCCTCCGTGAGGTAGCACGTCTCGGCCAGCGCGTGGATGGCGGTGCCCGCCATCGCTGCATCGCCGCTGGGCGTGGGGGGGATGTCCTTGGACAGCAGCGCGCTGGCCGGGCAGGCGATCCAGCGCGAGGCGGCCGAGGGGCGAAGGATTAGGGGTTCGCTCATTGGTCGTAACCCTCTTGACCTGCGTACATCGTCCATTCTTTTGCCTTTTCCAGCATAAATAAACCTTCGGCGCGAGTCATCTTTGAAGACCTGATGAAAAGATCTCCATCGTCGTCGTATGCAATCACCATGACATCGGTCAAGTTTTTTTTCATTGCAGATTGCAGGGCTTGCTCTGCTGTGTAGTTGTTACTCGCCGGCAGCTCTACTACATTTTTATTATTCATTAGCTTTTCACTCACCGTAAATCCAAGCCCTTGCGGTCCAGATGTGCCCCGTCTTTTCGCAAAGCCACCATCCCAGCCTTACGTACCAAGTCTGTTCCATGTCAATCCTTTCCTAAAGGTGAAACGTGCGGCTGCGGAT